CCGGTGAGGAGTTATTTGTTTTTGGGTAACAAAAAAATGCCGTATTTATGCGGCTTGTGGCGTTTCGCAAACGCCTAGGAGAAATATAAATAAGAGGAGAATGAGAAATGGCTTTAACATTAGAAGAAGCAAAGGTCGGCATGGCTGACAAAGTAGACCAGAATGTCATTGATGAATTTAGAAGAGCTTCACTTTTATTGGATATGCTTATATTTGATGACACAGTATCCCCCGGAACCGGTGGTTCCACACTTACCTATGGCTACGTGAGGTTAAAAACTCCATCGACGGTAGCCGTGCGTTCTATCAATACGGAATATGCACCTAACGAAGCAAAAAGAGAGGAAGCAACTGCAAAGGTTATTATCCTTGGTGGTTCTTTTGAAGTAGACCGTGTTATTGCGGAGACCGGTGGTGCAGTTGATGAGATCGACTTCCAGATTAAGGAAAAAACCAAGGCAGGAGCAAATTACTTCCACAATCTTGTAATCAACGGTTCTTCTGCTGCATCCGGTAGTGGGTATATTACCGGAACTTTTGACGGACTTAAAAAGTTGTTATCTGGTTCTGATACAGAATATACATCCGAGGCAGATATTTCGACCAGTGCATTGCTGGATAGTAACTACAATGCATATCTTGATGAATTGGACGGATTTATCAGCAAGCTGGCAGAAAAGCCAGATATCCTGCTGATGAACAATGAATTACTGACAAAGACAAGAGCAGCCGCAAGGCGTGCTGGCTTCTATGAAAGAAGCACAGACGGATTCGGTAGAACAGTCGAGAAGTACAACGGCATTCCTATGATGGATGTTGGACAGTATTATAACGGCACGAAGAGTGCTGATGTAATTGAAACAACTACTCCATCCACAACGGCTTATGGCACAACAGACTTGTATGCGGTGAAACTTGGTCTTAATGCATTTCACGGTATTTCTGTTGATGGTGGCAAGATGGTGCACACTTATCTTCCCGATTTGAATGCGCCTGGCGCAGTAAAGAAAGGTGAAGTTGAAATGCTTGCTGGGGCTGTTCTGAAAAATAGCAAAATGGCAGGTGTTCTTAAGGGTATTAAGGTTAAGCCTAAGGCGGCAGCCTAAGTAGGAACGGAGGGAGCAGTATGTCTTACATAACGTGGGAGCAGTACGGCTCCCTTTGCAATAGCATTACAGACGAGACAGAGTTTAATCGTCTTTCCAAACTGGCAGAAATTAAGCTGAACGCCATCACGCATATGAGGGCGAAGCGGTTTGAGAATGAGTACAGTGAGGAAACAGCCACAGACTTCCAGAAGCAGGTTCATATGCAGATTCAGGACACTTTCTGTCAGCTGATCGACCTTATGAGTGTACAGGAAAGCTCCGGCATGGGTACTGGGATTACTTCCGTCAGTAATGACGGATATTCCGAGTCTTACAAGGTTACCACAGCGCAGGAGAAGGAAGCACAGCTTACCTCTGTGATACGTTCCGGTCTGTCCGGTACGGGATTGGCAGGTGCATTATGATCTGTAATAAGAAATCGTATCCGGAGTTAAGCAAAGATTGTGAGAACTGCTCGGAAAGGGATGCCTGCTTTAGCGGGCACGCAGTCGGCGTTGCAACGTTACCCCTTCTTGAAAATTCAGCAGCTCCTCTTTTGAGAGAAACGATGCAAATTAATGTAGACGGTGTAATGACAACGGTTTACAAGGATGAAATAGAAAAAGAAATCTATAAGGCACTTCGTGAGCCGTTTATGCTGAATTATGGAGCGTGATGATATGAGTGTATTATTTACGGACACCATGACGGTCTATAACTACCATCGGGATCCGGATACCGAAAAGGAAATCTGGCTCCGGTCAGTAGTAAAAGGCGTACAGTGGAGCCATAACAAGACTGAGGTTACTACTTCCGGCAATGTGCAGACGGAAAGCAAGGTGGAGAGTATCACCATTGATTTCCAGCGCAGTTATGGGAATAAGCCCTATCTGCCACCTACAGAGTATGCAAAGCTGCCCGAAGAGGAAGCCACAAATTACTGGACACTGAATGCAAAGGCCGGACAGGATGTAATGGTACTTGGGGAATCTGATAAAGAGATTAGCCGGTCTTACAAGTTGTCTGATCTGCAGGATGACTATCAATATGCTGTGACGGTTACGGCGGTGTCAGACAACCGCAACCGTCCACGGCTTAAGACGATTAAGGTGGTGGGAAAGTGAGCAATTACGATTATGTATGCACATTTAATCCGGATGACTGTATAAAGGCTCTCGGACTTGAAGAAAAAGGAAGGGTACAGCAATATGTCACCAAAGAATTTATGAAGAAGGTGGAGCCTTTTGTACCGTTTGATGAAGCTGGGAAATATGAGAACCCAGGCAGACTGGTTGAAAGCTGTCATATTGAAAATGATACGGATGTGGTATGGAAAACTCCATATGTAAGGCGGCATTACTATCATCCGGAATACAATTTCCAAGGTGCACCCACAAGAGGCGGTTACTGGGCGGATCGGTATATGCAAAATGGCGGCCAGCAAGAAATTGAAGATGGAGTTCGGAGGATGGTGAAGAAATGACCGTATCAGAAGCAGTAATTAAGTGGCTGAAATCATTTAATCCAGCGGAATACTGGAAGATGGGGAAGATAGACACGGATATCCAATCGGCGGAGGTAGAAACCTATTCGGTGGTGAAAGAGCCGGTCAGAAATGTAAAATCTTATATTTCCGGTCGGAAGATCATTACCGATCATTATATGATCCAGGCAAGACTTGCAAGCCAGACCAATACAGACCGTATTGATAATAATGGCTTCGGTGAAGCATTGGAAGACTGGGTAGCACAGCAGAATAAAAATAAGAACTTTCCGGACATAACGGATGCAGCGGTTACACAGGTATCCGTAACGACTCCGTTTTGTATCGGATCAACGGCAAAAGGAAACAGCATCTATCAGATGACTGTATCCATCAAATATGAAAAGGAGAGATAATCATGTCTGAAATGAGAGATATGCTTCGGCACTATTTTAATATCGGAACACCGGAAGCTCCTAAGTGGGTGTTACTTGGTGATGGTATTACATCGTTGACCGAAGAATTTAACCCGGAATCAGAAACAAAGCAGTATATCAATCAGAAGAATGGCACCACTAATTTGAAATCTTATACTCCGTCTATGAGTGTGGAAAGAGAGTACATCAGTGACGATCTGCAGAAGTGGATGGATGAAAAGATTAAGACGCTTCCGGTCGGATCCGCAGCCATCAGTGAGTATGTCCGTATTAATCTGATGGATACACCGACAGAAGCAGGAGCATATCCGGCAGTTAAGAGAAAGTGTACCTACCAGTTTGATTCTGTTGGTGGTGATGCCGGATCTGAACTGGTAAGTGCTATGACACTTGGCGGTGTAGGTGACGGAGTTCAGGGTACCTTTGTGGTAACCGAAGGATCCGAGGCTTTTACAGCAGCGTAGAAATGGAATAAGAGGGGAATATCCATATTGGATGTTCCCTGTCATTCATAAGGGAGAATAACGATGGTAAGAGAGTTTAAAGCAGGACAGGTACAAGATGAGCATATTGTAAAAGTGTATCTGAATGACAGTGATGATTATATTTACATCAATGACCGGGACACTTCTGTGGTTGACCGGTTCGCAGAGTTCATTAAATGGCTCGAGGAAAAGGAGAAGGATATTTCTACCAGACAGGCAGAATTTGAAAAGCAGTACGGCAAGGATATCATTACTCATGACGAAGATGGTGAAGTTGATGATATCAATGTAGATGCACTGGTTGCTTTTTGCAAGGTTCGTAGGGAAATCTATCTGGAAGCAACGGATCAGATCGATAGGATTTTGGGGCAGGATGCAATTAAGAAATTTTTCCGTGTATCCTATGAGATTAATCCGGATTTTGTGCCGGATGACGAGTGCCTGTATGATTTTATTGAAGCCATTACGCCTGTTCTGAATCAGGTATTTGAAGGTCGTGCAAAGCGTATTTCCGAGAAGTATAACCGTGATCGAAAAGGCGGAAAGAGAAGCAAATACCGTAACAGACAGGAATTGATTCAATCCTATATGGGGAAATAATATATGTTCAATGTGATGCTTGATGAACTCCCAGATATGTGGGAAGGTTTTCCGATAGACACAGACTTCCGGATCGGGGTGCAGATCTCACAGATCATGGAGGATAAAGATCTGTCGGATAATGAAAAGTGGGCTACTTCCGCAGAACTTTTGTTCCGCGGTATCCGGCCGGATCCACCGTATTATTATGACGCTATCATGTGGTTCCTGCAGGAATGGAATCATGATAATAATAAGAAGTCTAAGGACCGTACCAGAGTCCTTGATTATGATATTGATCAGTGGCGGTTATACAGTGCCTTTAAAGCTCAGTACGGGATAGATCTGAACACGGTTAATATGCATTACTGGCAGTTCATGGGTATGCTTACGACACTGAATGAGTGTGCATTTACCAGAGTGGTGGATGTTCGTCTTAAGAAGCTTAGGTCAAATATGACGAAAGAAGAAAAGCAGATCTTAAAAGACCAAAAGACAATTTATGGTTTGGAACAGCCACAGGAGCAGATATCGGAAGATGAAAAAGTAAAGAAGAGGGAAGCATTAGAACTGTTTGAAAAAATGAGAAAAGCCCAATCGTAGCGCCTAAGAGCCAGTTACTTATTAAAGTGATTGGCTCTTTCTCGTTAAGTGAGGCTTAGTATGGCAAATTATGATGCAGAGGTAAGGGTATCAACCAAAGTAGATACCAGTCAGATGCAGCGATTACAGTTGCAGATTGACAAGGCAGTACAGAAAGTAGATGCCCTCACACAGAAATACGATGAACTGAAAAACAAAAGACTACCGACAGAAGCCTATACGGAGCTGGAGAGTAAATTGGCATCTGCAAAAGCAGAGCTTACTGCATTGATAGACCAAGAGGAAAAATTCAAGTCTATTGGAGCTACTACAGGTGTGGCATGGGACACGCTCATACAGAAGGAAGCCGATGCACAGTTAAAAATAGAGTCGTTGAATGCAGAAATGCAAAAACTTGTTGATACAGGAAAGGACTTCACGATCGGTGCAGATCAAAATGAGATCAACGATGCAGCTAATGATCTTTCAAGAGCAAGGTCAGAACTCCGGATGTTGGTAACAAAACAGGGAGAGCTACAGGCAAAAAGCTATAAAGTAAGTGACAGTTTAAAAAAAGTCGGCACGGCTGGGAAAAAAGCTTTTTCAAGTATAAATGGACATATCCGTAAGTCTTCCGGAATGCTCGGAGGTTTTGCTTCAAGACTTAAAAGCATAGCACTTAGTTTATTGGTATTTAACTGGATTACGAAAGGCTTTAATGCAATGGTGTCCGGTATGAAGGATGGTTTTAAGAACCTGGTACAGTATTCGGACGAATACAACCGATCTATATCGTCTTTGCAGTCTGCCAATCTTCAATTAAAAAACAGTTTTGCAGCGGCGTTTGCTCCTATTGTGCAGATGGTGATTCCATATCTTGTACAACTGATCGGATATGTAACTACTGCCATGAATACACTTGCACAGTTTATAGCAATTCTGTCCGGAGCTGCTACATGGACTAGGGCATCAAAAGTTCAACAGAATTATGCAGCATCACTTAAAGGAACCGCTGCTGCAGCAAAGAAAGCCGCCGGAGCATTGGCATCTTTTGATGAAATTGAAGTGCTGAGTAAAAAAGATAGTTCCGGTGGGGGTTCTGGTGGAATAGATCCAGAGCAGATGTTTGAAGAGATTCCGGTTGATCCTAAATTGAAGGAGTGGCTGGATTCTATTCTTAATAAGCTAAAGCCTCTTCTTGAATATTTGAAACAGCTGGGCGGATTGTTCATGGACGGATTCTGGGATGGATTGGGAGATTATGAATACCGCCTGGATATTATCAAAGAAGGTTTACAAAAAATTAAAGATGCGTTGATTAATATATGGACGGATCCTGCAGTTTTGGAAGCAGCACAGGCTTATGTCGAATCCTTAGTTTATATGCTCGGATCATTGTCTGGATCCATAGTAAGTATAGCTTTAACGCTGGCAGCGGCTTTTATAGGTGGACTTGGAGATTACATGGAAAAAAATGTAGATCGCATCAAAGATTACATTATTTCTATGTTTAACATCGGGACAGAAATTAATAATTTATTATCCAGTCTGTTTCAAAGCATTGCTTATATATTTGAAGCATTTGCAAGCGAAAGTGGAATTCGTTTTGTATCGGCTTTTATTGGTATTATTGCAGATACCTTTATGGGACAGACGGAACTGCTGCTTAAATTAGGAAGAGACATATTAGAGATAATCATTACTCCGATTACTGAAAATGAAGAGGCGTTCAGAACAGCACTTGAAGGTTTGCTTTCTGCTGGTGCCGAGGCATTAGAAGGTTTTAAGCAAATGGTAGACAGCGTATTCGATAATCTGAATAAAGTCTATGATGAGCACTTTAAACCATTCTTTGATAGCATTGCACAAGGATTATCTACAATTGTAAACAGCTTTCTGAATGTGTGGAATGAACATGTATCGCCAATCTTACAGGAAATCGGAAGCCGCTTAAACGATTTGTTTTCGCAGTATTTAAGTCCATTCATCAATTCAGTTGTAGAACTTTTGGATAACCTGGTGACTGTATTAAAAGGACTTTGGGAAGATATCGTTGTACCATTTATAGATTTACTGGTTACTTACGTCTTTCCCATAATAGCTGACTATTTTGATGTATTAATTACGGCCATTATAAGTGGTATAGAAATATTGCTTGAGGTATTCACAGGACTTATTGATTTTATTAATTTCCTGGTTGAGCAATGGAATTTAAATTGGGAAGCAGCTCAGGTTATATTTGATGGTTTCTGGAACTATATGAAGAAAGCATTTAATACGCTTAAAGATCTGGCAACAGGATTTTTGGAAACAATTAAGCTTCTTATTGATAAAGATTGGAAGGGAGCATGGGAAAACGCAAAAAAAATATTTACGACATTTAAGGAAAATGTAAAGGGCGTAATTAGTTCCATCAAAGATTTCCTGCAAACTTTTTTTGATTGGGTTGCTTCTATGGTAGAAATCTGTATCACCAAAATCAAGGCTATTGGAGAATCGATCGGTCAAGGGATCGGAGGATTCTTTGGAGGCGGAACATCAATAAGCAAACAAAGTATAGATGGTTCACAGGTAAGAGCAATACAGGATATACCTCACCTGGCAACAGGATCTGTAATTCGCGGTGGTAATCCATTCATGGCGGTACTCGGAGATCAGAAGTTCGGGCAGACCAATATAGAGGCACCGTTATCAACGATAGAGGACGCAGTGAGAAATGTAATGGCAGATAATTCTTATACCGGCGGGGATGCGACAATTAATCTCAACTATGACGGAGAAACATTTGCCAGGTTATTCTTACCGGATTTCTTTGCCGAGGCACACAGACAGGGATACGATTTTGATTTTCAACCGGAATAGAAGGGGGATGTTGAAATGCTATATACACAAGGAATTTATATTGATGGCATGTATTTTGATGTTCCCCTTGTTTCGGTAAAGCGAGAAGCAAAGGTTTTGGATAAATTTGCCGAACGTGAAGAAGAATCCGGAGATATGTTGAGAGAACTATTAGGGGTATACCTCAATTACACCATGAATTTCGGAACTATTGATGATGATGATTTATACGAGCGTCTTTTTGATAAACTGACGGAGCCGGTGGCTTTTCACGATGTGACATTACCATCGACCAAAAAATCCTATACATTCAAATGCTATGTATCTTCGGTATCAGATGAAATGGAAAAAATCATGGATGATACCGTGAAGTTTAAAGGGTTAACCTGTAAATACATAGCAAAGGCGCCGTGGAGGACACCATGAGAACGACAGGATTTTATACAAAGTATGGGCTGTATGATACGACAGCCCGTGAAGACAGTACTTTGACAACGGCATATAACCAGTCTTTCGGGGATATATCAAAAGCGAAAGAGGATATTTCCGCACCGGACTACGGCACTTTGGAACAGGATTACTTCCTACTGGACGGGACCCATCCGGAGATGCCGGACAATCCGGATGATGTGGTTTTCTTTTCTTCGGAGATGTCCGGAGCAGACGGAACCTTTACCGATAATCCACTGCTTATCATCCTGTTTACAGAGAATCACGCATCTGCCTGTCTGACTTTCCACTTTGTGGGAGATTATCCACTGGAAATGAAGATCCGGTGGGTGGATGGCAACGGCAATTACATTGAGTATGCAAGCTATGAGGTGGACAGCAATAAGTTTGTTGCCTGGAAGCAGGTGGAGAACTACCGCCGGTTGGAAATCGAATTTACCAGGGCAAAGCCATACCGGTATGCGAAGTTCCGGTACATAGAATATGGTACCGACATCATCTGTGGTGTAGATGGTTATCCGGTGAAGGAAGCCAAGCTTGTAGAGGAATGTGATCCGATATCCAATAAAATCGCCATCAATAAGCTGACCTTTAAGTTGATTGATGAGAAGAATGATTTTGATATTGGAAACATGAGTGGTATCCACAAGGTATTTCAATCAGGGCAAAAGGTGATGGCCTATGAAACAATAAATGGCGAAGCACAGCTGCTTGGGGCATTCTTTTTGGACAATTATTCGACTACAAAGAATATATCAACGATTTCACTTGTGGATTATAAAGGTTTGTTGAGCAAGCATACCTTCCGGAATGGAAAGGTTTATACCGGAGAGCCGGCGGGTGAGGTCATTGATCAGATCATGGCAGCAGCCGGGATTACGGATTATACCGTGGATGAAGCAACCAGAGCCACACCGCTTTATGGATGGCTGAAAATACAGGATTGCAGAAAGGCACTCCGGGAAGTCCTATTCGCCTGTGGATCTGTGATCGATAGCAGCAGGAGTGAAACGGTGAATATTTATAAGCCGTCCAGGGTGATCCATACAACGATTCAGAGGTCGCGGAAGTTTTCCACCACACCGAAGAATCAGAGTTACATATCCGATGTGGCGGTAAAGTTCCCGGTGTATTCGCTGGATGAGGAAAGCAAGGAGATCTTTAAAAGTACGTATGCTCCCGGGATCTACACGGTGGATTTATCCTCACCGTCAGCAGAAATGACAATTACAGGTGGCACGATCACGGAGCAGACCAATAATTACGTGACATTTACCGTGGCAGAAGAGGGAGAGGTTGTTATATCCGGACGGAAATACAGTAAGGAAGATTTAACGGTAACGGCATCGGTTGAAAAGGTGGATGCCGGAGAAAGCCGGGAAACCAAGAACTTTACCTGTACGGTACTAAATGCTTCACAGGCTACAGAACGGGCACAGGCAATTCTCGATTATTACGATCTACGGCTTAATCTGAAAATCAAGTTCCTGAATGAAGGGGATAAGGTTGTGGACTGGGCGGAAGTATTTAATGCAAACCGGCAGTTTGGAAGCTACGTGGCAGGCATTGAAAAAATGACTACGGACCTTACCGGTGGTTATATCTCAACTGCGGAGCTCCGGGGATATTACAAGCTGGTAAATGACTTCTACTATACCGGAGAAATCATTGCCGGGGAAGAGTTTGGAGGGTATTTATGATATTTATATATGACCGTAGCCAAGCAGATATTGAGAACAGGACAGAAAAGGGATATATCAATGCTTCTGACCTTGTGCGTGTGGAAAGCAACACGGAACAGATTGCCGGATGTATCGCAGTTCCGGTATCGGTAAATAAGGTATGGAACAATGGAGATTTACCAAGAGTATCTGACTTCAAGAGGATTCGTGACAATGTGGAACGTATAAGGAACGGATTCGTGATTTTACCGACCACTCCGGAAACACCGAAACAACCTCTGAATACATGGCAGAAGTGGAATGCCATTGAACATATCTTACATGATGTGCACCAGATATATGATAGCAACCTTAACAACCATAATTATTGTGGAGAGATATCCGCAGGAGAAGAGATAGGAGTGATTTAGTATGGCATTTGTAACAAAAACTTGGAAAGACCGTATGGTAGAATTCGCCGGCCGGAGAAAACTGAAAAATGTATCTACCAATGAATCGGTGCTGTATGATGTAAGCCGTTCAGAGGGAACGGTGATGCAGGCAGGGGATAGTTTTAGTGCTACGAATATGAATGATTTGGAGCAGAGAATCAAGACGGAATTTGACAATGTAAACAGTAGTTTAATGGACTTAGGTGGGTTCAAACCTGTGATAGATGAATCAACAGGAG